AAGATACCTTGGCGTGCATTTACTTATGAATTTTCACGAGCGTATGCCAGGCACCAATGCGGATGGACGATTCTGTCCTGGAGGCCCAGACGTGCCTTCACGCAATCAAGTGGAGACTTTGCCGTCTTGGTGCGACATCAGTGTGCGTTCGATGATTGATCCCACGTATCCTGACCCATGGTTCCCAAGTATTTATTATTGCGATCCTACAAATCCAGAGTGGGTAACGGGTGATCGGACAGGTGTTTGCTCTGCAAAAACCCCAGGAAACCTCAGAGAGATTTTGCGGGCAGGAGAAAGTAACTACAACCTAAGTAGACTTGCCGGTCTGGAATGGCAGGATGAAGTTGCTCAGCTTGTAGCTGATTCGATTGTCGGCGGAATGCCTGTACAGGAAGCTATTAAGGCAGCAGTTTCCGGACGTAAAGATAACAACTTGCATCTAAGATGGGCTTGCCAGGATGGTATTGCTCGGGGTATACTCACGACGCAAAATAACCAATCGCTTTTCAACTTCTCGGAAGATACGCAGAAACCTGCTTCATCTCCGAGCTTACCACCACCACCACCAACAAAGTAACTACAACAATAAGGAGCCATTATGGCTATCAAAGTATCAGGTAATGCATTTCAAGGAATCAGCGCTCTCGGTTCATCCGTACCCGAAGCAGGATTTTACGAAGTCAACATTGTAAACATCGAGCGGGCACCCACGGACAAGCCCACAACACGTCGGGTTCACGTACAATTCGAGAATGGTTTTAAGATGTTCTCGTTCTTGAGCGTTCCATTCGATGATACAGGCGCAATGCTAACGGATCTTACAGACAAGCAGCTTCGTGGCCGTATGGCTGTGCTGCGTTCGATTCTTGAATCGCTGGGATACTCAGCTTCTGAAATCGAGGGTGCCGCTGAGATCAACAGCAATTGGTTCCTGACTGCTCAGAATGGCGGACGTAAGGCGCACATCGAGTTCATCCCCGGTCAGAAGGGTGTGCAAGGTTCGTACAATGAGATCGGTAAGTGGCTCAACAAGACTCAGTTCGACGCGCTTAAAAAGTCAGTCAATCCTGCACCATCGACAGCGACTAAGCCTGCTGTATCAAATGGAGCCCCGGTTCCATCTGCGGGGGTGTCATTGCCCCCTCCTGCAACCACAGCGCAAGGTATTGTTAGCTAAGTCGAAAAGACCAAGGGGTGTTCCTGTACCTCTAAGGGCTCAGCAGGGAGGCATGTGAGTGGTCGAATAGATGCCTCTATTTTTATGAATAGTAATCCAAAACAATGTGGTGCTCGGTGCGATGAATGTCCTCTCGGACCTAATGGAGCACTGCAGAAAGATGAGTGGCGTCCCGTCATGGGGGAGTTCCATCCAGGGGCAAAGATACTGGCCTTGGGTGAAGCTCCCCGTGCTGAGGACGTTCGCTCTGGTAGGCCCATCATGGGGTCTGCTGCATCGGAATGGTCCAGGTTTCTCGCAACCGCAGGATTGAACCGTTCTCATATTGATCTTGAGAATGTGATCGCCTGTAAGCCTCCAGGCAAGGAAGGTGGTGCGTGGAATCGAATGGAGAAGTCTCTCGATCGATTGAACAAGAGACGAATCGCACAGAATAAAGACCCTTTACCGCACCCGATTGACTGCTGTAGGCCGCGATTAATGAACAGTCTAAACAAGTATGACAACTTCATAGCTCTTGGAAAGACTGCGGCTCGTGTATTGTCGGGTCAATCTGGAAGCATTCATGGGCTTCGTGGCGGTCCAATGTACATTGACGACGAGTGGCTCTGGAGCTTGGAGCCTACGTCAAAGAAGATGCTGGCTACGTTTTCGCCTCATTACGTGACAAGAGCACCAAACTGGCGACCTGTCATTGAGTCTGACATTTCAAAGGCCATGCGTTGGTTTAACGACAACCTTCGGTGGACCGAGCCTGATTCCACTATGAACCCCTCCCCTGAAGAGCTTGAGGCGTTCTTGCGGCAGCCTGCACCCTTCTGGGTATACGACGTTGAGACTGACGGTATTGAGCCGTTGGAGTGCGCGTTACGCACCGTAGCAATTGCGATCCCAGACCTGGATGCCGATGGTAAGGCTGCTCGCACCAAGCCGGTACAGAACTGTCGGGCGATAGGGGTGGGGCTGCTGTCGACGGATGGACACACTCGGATCTATCCTCCAGAGCAAGAACGCAGGATTGTCGACATTTTACGTAGAGCTTTTACCGACGGTCGTGTCTGGGTCGGTCACAACGCAGGCTACTACGATCGAATGGTTGTTGAGACTCAGCTTGGTGTCACACCTCTGCCATTGGTCGACACACTGTTCCACGCCAGATTTAGATCACCAGATCTACCCAAGGGACTCAAAACGATTGGGTCAGTGCTGACAGATGTTGAGCGTTGGGAGACTACCGAGAAGGGCACGAAGATCTCAACCGGGAGTCAAGATGATGATGAGCTTTTGCGGTACAACATCATTGACACAGTAGTGAACGCCAGAATCACGGTTCCATTGATTGATGCCGCTACTGAGATGGGAGCCTTCAGACCTATCAACGATGGGCTAAAACCAAATGCTTGGCAATCGAATCGTTTGTGGAATCTCAACGAAGTCGATCATGCAACTCAAGAAATGTGTGTTGGGATGCACAAGTCAGGTGTTTGGATTGACCAGGAGCTTAGAGGTTCGCTGGAATGCGAATACGAGATCTCAGTTAAAAAGCGCTACAAAGAACTTCAGAAGTATGTCAATAGCGACTTCAATCCTGGCAGCGTTGATCAGATTCGGAAGCTTCTGTACGAGGATTGGAATCTTGGGATTCCGGCGTCGATGAGTGCCAATGAGTTTTATACCGAGACAGGTGCTCCAGGTACAGGTGACGCAGTAATACGCGGGCACCTTGCATCGGGTCAAATGAGTGAGAGCCAGGAAACATTTTTGAAGCAACTCCGGTTGTATCGTAGAGAAAAAAATAAAATCTTGGGTACGGTATTGGTTCCACTTCGACGGAGATCGCAGGATCCCGACAAGGGTTTGGTACACGAAGATGGTCGTGTTCGATCGACTTGGAATGCTCACGTAACCAGTGTGGGTCGTCTTTCAAGCTCCGGACCCAACCTACAAAACATCGGCAACCGAAAGGGTCAGGGAAGACTGAAATCTATTTTCTGCGCGCCTCCAGGTCGCATCCTTGTTGGTGCAGACTTGGACCAAGCACACCTCCGAATCACCGCTTGTTACTGGCAGATACCACGTTTACTTGAGTGCTTTGCTACAGGTAAAGATCCGCACAACCTTTTGGCCTACGACATCTTTGGTAAGGACTTTAAGAATGCAAGTGGGTGGGGCCCTGAAGGTTTTAGTTTGGATCGTAAGCCTACAGGTGGAGAAGCAAAGGCGATGCGGGATGTCATGAAGACTTTCAGATACGCATCTATCTATTGGGCAGATCCAATGACGGTCTGGCAGGTGTTGACCAGCACAGAAACTGATGACGGAAAAATGCCATACCTCAAGTTCGAACCCAGGGAGGTTCGTCATTTTCACAACAAGTGGTTGAAGGCAGAGCCGGAATGGCTGGATGCCTGGAATCAAATGTTGGGCCAATACAAAAATCAGGGCTACATGGAAGAGCCTGTCTTTGGTCGGCGATCAGGACCGTTATCAGATGGTAAAAAGAATGAAGTCGTAAACTTCCCGATCCTTGCCGCAGAGTCGTCAATCATGAGGTTGGCTGAGCAGGCGGTGATCGGTGCGTTCCCATTCGACTACGCGGGTGCGGGCACCGGCATGATTCATCAATGCCACGATTCAATTGCAGTAGAAATGCCTTTGCCTGAAGGCTTGCCACCAGACTGGAAACCGGTGAGGGGAGAGCCTTTACCGCCCAAGCTCGAAGAGGCAAGACGTGTGGTTGAGGAAGCAATGACTGTGACTATCCCAGGTTGGGATGTTAAGATGACCTCTGAGGCTGAAATCGGACGCAGCCTCAAAGACATATAGGAGAGGATATGGAAACGTCTAAGTGGTTCTTGGCGCATTCTAAACAGGATGCACCAGGAGATATTGAGCAGTGGTGCGCCCAGATCGGAAGATCTTTGGTGCAAGATGGTTGGCGAACAAAAGTCATATCGGGTCGGGATGATTACGAGACCCGCAGTGCGGCACTTGGTGGCTGGAAAGCGTGGTGCCATGACGTACCGCATGGGAAAGACTTTACGGGTGCGCCGATGTTCCATGGGGTGATAGTGCCCATGTACTCAGATGATACTATTCGCACAATCGGAAAAGCTACGGCTCAGATTGTTCAGGGTTTTTTGTCTGCTGGCAAGCATGTTTATTGTTGGTGCCCAGCCGAAAATAGTTTTAGTCAAATCGAGACTGTCGAGGTGTTGCCTGATGATGACTACCTTGCATGGGCACGGTTAGACTTTAAGTGTTGACACACTGGTAACACTTTAATACACTCTTTAAAACTAAGCGTAACTAGGAGGTTCTATGTCTACGCGACCATACGTTGAGCACGTCTTCAGTAACTTGAAGTCACCTCGACCCAACGGAGATGCATGGGGTATCGACTTGGGTTCAAAGACCTTACTTGTGGGTTCAAACACAAGTCACAAAAGTACAATCGTCCAAGCAGTGGAGCTTGCAATCGCAGGGTCTGCGGATGATATCATTGGTAGAAGCATCGTATCTGACGCCGCTTTGCTACTTACTCTTGCACCAGGAGATGAGCTTGGGGTTACGGCAAAACTTAGCGACGGTAGTGTGGCTAACTACAATGCGCGTAGAGAAGAAGGTAAAGTTAAGCGTCCTGACCATGATGGGCCGGGGTCGAAAAGTTTGGTCCACCGCTCAGTTGCGGCAGCGCTTTCAGGCTCGGCGACGACAGCACGTAAAGCATTCCTCGAGTGGTCGAGTAGTGGTGTCAAGAGAGACGATATTCTGGAGTGCGTTCCCACCGAGCTACGCGGAAAATACAATGACATCGCACAGCATCGTGGCCGGAACCTGGATGAGACAAAAACACTCATTGAGGTTTTAAACTACTCAAACTCAAGGTCTCGTGAAATATCAAAAGAGATTAAGGGTGCCGAGCTTATCATCGAAAACATTGGCGATTCAATTGATGCCAAGCCCACAGATGAAACTATGCAGCGGATGCGGTTTGCTGTAGCCGAGGCTCGAGAGATTCTTGACGCTTCTATTCGTGCGGCAAACTCAGGTATGACTGAGTCTGAGAAACAAGCTGAGTTGAATCGGTTGGCTGACCAAGTAAACGCGTGGGAACGAAACATCCTGACATCGGAACAGCAAAAGAAAGATTTGTTGGATCAGCTTCCGCAGAAAGGCGAGAACGTTGACGCAGCTATTTCGATTGTGGATGTCGCCGTTAAACACGATCTGGAGCAATGCCCCGTATGCAGTAGTCAGGTTGGGTTGAGTCACCTGAAAGCATGTCAGACTTTTTATCAAGGTCAGTTGCAACAATGGGAATCACACTCCAAGTCTGTATTAGACAAGATTACGAGCTTGGACGAGTCCATTGAATCCTCGAAGCAGAACCTCAACTCGGTTCAAGCTGAGATCGGACGGGTTCATGGTATCGAGGTGAGACCCAAAGATGCCCGAGCCATCCCTGTACATGAAGCGCAGTCAAGACTCGAAGTTGCTATGGATACTTTGGGTAAGATGGAGACTGTTTTGGATCGTTGGAACGATCTGACTGGTGCGTCATCTCGTGTCCAGGAGCTGGCTCAAGACCAGAGCAAGTACAAGGAACTTCGAGTTGCGTGTGAGCAGGCGGTCGGAAAGCTACTTGCTGAGCAGACACGCACATTTACTGATCTGGTTCAAAAGTATTTGCCCGAGCAATGGGTGTTCAAGATTGAGTTGATGGAGGGTGACCGAGAGGTTTTCCGTATGGGCTTTGAACGTGACGGCAGACTTCACTGCGCCTTGTCTGGTGCTGAGTGGGCAACGGTAATCACGGCTGTCAGTATGGCTGTTGCTTCTAAGCTCGATAAGTCTCAGCCTGCGATCCTGGTTCCGTATGACAGAGCCTGGGACACCCGCACCCTATCGGCTGTGATGAAGGGGTTTCTCAACTTTGAGGGTCAAGTCATCATCGCAAGTACCGTTCGTCCAATGGGTCGACCTCCAAAGGGTTGGACAATCATTGACATGGATGAAGTCAGCAAGGGTTGGGTTGAGCCTCCAGGAGAGCCAGAACCGAAAGCTAAAGCTGCACCACCTAAACCCAAGAAGCCTGCGCGTAAGAAGGTTCGTAATGAAGGTGGTCTAAGTGTGATTAGCCGTAGTGCTCGTAAGCTTGAAGAGCGTGGCTACAGCATGGCCGACATTCTGACGATGACGAAGGAGACTGCGAATCACTTGATTGAGAACAACATCGAACCTCATGTGGTTTCGATTCTCTCTGATGGTGGATTTGAAATACAGAAAGTCGACAACATTCTACCGATCAATCTTCCCCCCGCGCCGTGAAATGTTTTGTTTCAAGTGCGGCAAGAAGACGAAAGTAATCGACTCGCGACACTCTGATTCGCTCAGTGTCACGAAGAATTTTGTTTCGTTAAAAAAATACATCGGTCGGTACACTCATGATTGGGTGTACCGCCGACGTAGATGTTCCCACTGCTCTATAACATTCAATACGGTTGAACTTTCCGTAGAGGATTTACAGAACGGTTGGGAGCACAAGTACTAAACGTCTCGAACAGAGTAACTCTGCACTGAGATAAACTCGCAGATTTGACTGTCAGCAACCACCGAGTGGCGCAACGGCAGTCGTTGTCCACCGGAATCTACTGGGGCACCTTTGATGATTGAAAGCGCTCGCTCAAAA